CAATGGTAATCTAAACCTGAAAGTGACGGGTGACTATAATATTGATGTTGGTGGCAACATGAACCTCAATGTCGCGGGTAATAAGGTTGAGGCGATTGAACACAATCACAAGACCACCGTAACGGGTAACTCAACCTACACCACCAAGAAGACCAAGACAACCAAGACGATTGGTACTCATACGGACATCATGTTAGCAGACAACAACCAGTTTGTCAAGTTTGATCAGACAAACTATGTTGAGGGTAATATAGAGATAGCATCAGAAGATAATATCTTTGTGTCTGGTAAGGAGTCCTTTGCGGTATCCTCTAAGAACACCAATATCACGGGTGCGAAGTATGTCTCTGTTCTGGGACAGAAGGGTGCAATCGGTGGTAAGAAGGTTGACTTCACTGGTAATGTGTACCAAGGTAATGAAGGTGCATTGGCAGAATCTTCTGGTGCAATCTTCCACGGTACATTCAAGGGTATTGCAGACGAAGCGATTCGTTCCTATAATGCGAATGTGGCAGATGCAGCCAAGACTGCATTCCAAGCACAGAAGGCCGGAACTGCGGGTTCATTAGGAGCAGCGGGTGCTGCATCTGACCCAACTGTCGCAGAGGCAACTAAGGTACAGGCAGCGATCACAGGTGAAGCCCCACTCACACCTATTCTTGTGGTCTCACATGCAACTTCAGGATCATACGCAATCAAGAATGTCGTGGTGGATGCGGGAGACACTCTGAAGAATAAGATCCTGTTGACCGATGATTACGAACAGGTGTTTGATAAGATTCCGACAACCCAAGAGATTCGATCAGCCTTCCGTAACTCTAGTACACGAGATAAGGTGGGTGGTATTCTTGTTTCCGAAGAAAGACTGAACCCAGACTATCAATCAAAAACACCTCCTGCCATCGGTAGGACAGTAAAGAAATCACCATCATCTAGATTTGGATTTGAACCTATTGGTAATGCGGTAGAGAACAGAGGGAAGAGATTTACACCATGATAGTATTAGTTGATCCGGTATACAATCCAGAGTTCCGCAGTGACATAAACTCTTCAACCAGACTTGCGCCTGGGATTACCATTGCCAAGTTCCTTGGTGCGTATGGTGACAGAACATCTTTCAATCATGTGGCAAGTAAAGATTCCAGACTACAGATTGCTCGTAACCTGTACATGCAAGCAGAGGCCATGAGGATTAACAATGGCAACACCGAGAACTTCAATGATGTCCGACTGATCGTATCGGAAGGTGTCTTTGACCTAAAGACTATTGATCTGTCTGATGATGCGATGGGTAAAAAGGGTAACGGTAGATTAGTATACTATCAAGTCATTGATAGAGAAGGTAATATTGACCTAGAGAAGACCTTTGATGTTGCTGAGTATTGGAAGGATTACATCAACTTTGGTACTCTCTACTTGGACTATGACACATACAATATTGATGGTAGTGTGACAGCACAGATTGGTCTGGAGTTTCCGAATATGCCAGCGACATTTGATGTCACCTTTGATCGTAATGTAGAAACTTATTTCAATAATGAGTTGATGAGTGGTGACGAATTAGTAGAAATCAAAGAAAAAGATTAAATAAAAGGTTATAAATAGTACTATGGCAATACGTAGAGCATTCGCACAAGAAGATAGAGATCTCCAGACAGCCTCGATTAGTACTACGAGGGTGCGGGACTATGTCGATATTGATTTGACTTTTAAGGCAAAACCTTCTAGTGGAGAGATCTTCAAGAAGAATGGTGCTGCATCAGTCAAACAGGCGATCAAGACACTGGTTATGACCAATCTCTTGGAGAAACCTTTTCGTCCACGATTTGGTGGTAACATAAGGGCACAACTGTTTGAGTTGGCTGACCGTGGCAAGTCTTCAGTTCTGCGTAGAAATATCATACAAAATATTCAGGTGTTTGAACCAAGGGCAGAGATCATAGATGTGATCGTGAATCTGCAACCTGATAGACATAGTTTAGATGTAACTATTAAGTTTAAGGTAGTAAATACTGATGAGGAAGTCGAGTTTACTACCACACTAGCAAGGTTAAGATAACATGGCAACAACAATCAAATCCACATCATTAGACTTTGATGCGATTAAGAATAACCTCAAGACTTTTCTTGCTCAGAAAGAAGAGTTTCAGGATTATAACTTTGAGGCATCTGGACTGTCTAATATTCTAGATGTTCTGGCGTACAATACCCATTATAATGGTTTGACCGCCAACTTTGCCTTGAACGAATCTTTCCTTGGGACTGCACAACTGCGTAGTTCTATCATCTCCTTGGCAGAGGGAATAGGATATATTCCAGACTCAAAGACTTCCTCTCAAGCAATCATTAAGATGTCCATTAATCTTAGTGGTGTGACAGATCGTCCCAACACGGTACAATTAAATGATGGTTTCAAGTTCAATGCGACTGTCGATGAAACGGAGTATGTGTTCCAGACCATAGAAGACCTTACTGCCACAGATAACGGTGAAGGTCTGTATATATTTACTGACGCCTCTGGGGAAAGTAACATCAAGGTCTACGAGGGAACTCAACGAGTCAAAACCTTCCTTGTGACCCAACAAGAAGAGAACCCAGTCTATATCATACCCGATACTGAGATGGATATTTCTACTGCGGTTGTGCGTGTATATGAGTCACCATCTTCTTCTCAGTTTACTACATATACCAACCTATTGTCCGCTACGACAATCAATGCTAACTCTACTCTATTCATATTGAAAGAATCTCCTAATGGATTCTTTGAACTGACCTTTGGTAATGGTACAACATTGGGTCGTTCACCAGCCGCTGGTAGCAAGGTTACGGTCACCTATCTGGCATCAGGTGGTAGTGCTGGTGATACTGCCAAGACATTTGAACCTCAGAGTCCAATCACTGTTGCTGGTGTATCGTACAACGCATCAGTAACTACTGTCGCCAATGCTGTTGGTGGCGGTGAAAAAGAATCTATAGAATCTATTCGTCAGAATGCTCCCTTCCAGTATGCATCTCAAAACCGAATGGTAACAGCCGTAGACTATACCGCACTGGTACTACAAAACTTCTCAACACTGATCAAGGACATCACATCCTTTGGTGGTGAAGAAGCGATCAACCCAGTCTTTGGTTCCGTCTTCATATCAATACTATTCAACTCCGATGTTGATGACACTACGATACAGGTAACAAAGGACTCTATCATTGATCTTGCCGCACAGTTATCTGTCGCATCATTTAATGTACAGTTTGATGATCCAGTCAAGACCTTTGTTGAGACCGAGTTATTTTTCCAGTTCAATCAGAACCTCACAACTCTGTCTCGCAACACGATTCAGGACAATGTGACTCAAGCAGTGTTTGATTATTTTGATACGAATACGGGTAACTTTAATCAGTCATTCCGACGATCAAATCTATTGACTTTGATTGATGATGTTAGTCCTGCGATTCTATCGTCCCGAGCCACAGTGCGTATGCAGAGACGGTTTACTCCGACATTGACACTAGCACAAGATCATGTAATGAGATACGCGACAATTATTGCAATCCCTGACGATATAAACCATGTGATTACATCTACCGCTTTTACATTGCAAAATAAAACCTGTGTGTTAAGAAATAAACTCGGAACGAATAAACTAGAGGTATTTGATCAAGATGAACGCGCAGTCATTGTAGATAATGTAGGAGACTACGATGGGGATACCGTCAGAATCGTTGGTTTGCGTATCGACAACTTTGTTGGTTCCGATCAGTTCATTAAGGTGTCTGTAACTCCTGCCAACCAGAGTGCCCTGACTCCTCTAAGAAATGATGTCTTGGAGTTTGATGGTAGTAGATCATTCTCTCGTATCGTAGACGTAGAGCCTGGGGTTACTAACTAATGGGAACCAAGAACGATGATACTTTATCGGATCTGAATAGACGAGATATTGCCTTTCCTAAGCACCATGTATCAACGGTGTTACCGGAGTTCTTTGGTTCTACCTATCCTAAACTGATCACTCTATTAGACCAGTATTACGAGTTTGAGGATGGGAATGATTCCCCTGCTCGACTTGCAAATGACTTGTTTTACAACCGAGACATTACTCAGGCAGACCTTGATCTTCTGTCTTATATTGAAGACGAACTCTTACTGGGTCAGTCGTACTTTGAAGGGTTTGCAGACAAACGGGCTGCGGCAAAGTATTCAAATACTCTGTATCGTTCTAAGGGTACCAAGTATTCTATTCAACAGTTCTTCCGAACCTTCTTTAGTATTGACCCCGAAGTGATTTATACTAAAGAACAAGTATTCAAGGTGGGTGAAACTGGATCTGAGATTGGTTTTAACTCTCAGAAGTTTATCACTGACAACAAATTATACCAGACTTTCGCTATCCTTGTCAGGTCTGAAATCGCGTTTAATAAGTGGAAAGAACCTTACAAACTGTTTGTACATCCGGCTGGTATGTTTGTTGGTAGTCAGGTTCAGATCGTATCTGCGGTAGAAGATGCTCTGACAGCCCCTCAAGTTATTATTGCACCTCCACCACCTATTGTGATAGAGAACAATGCAAGTTTTGGTGAACTAGCAACTCTTGATTTGACCGCATTGGTGGATGACCTATATAGTGATTCAGATGGTATGTTATCAAGAATTAACCCAGTACTTACTGATTTGAGAACATTCTCTCTTGATCAGATTCAAACAATTGAGAATCAGTATTCTTCATTGCGTGAAGCGCAGACTGCGACATCACCCACATTCGATGATTCGGATCAGTTTGAGACGAATGGTATGGATATGAGTAATAACTTCTTCTTTGAGACGATGGATCAAGAGAAACATATTTTCTATAGTGGTGATTCAGATCAGTATGTAAAACAATTGCTAATTGGCACCTAAAACCCTTATAAATATATAAAACAAACGGATTAGAAAATGGCACGACAAACTATAAATCGTGGAACAACAGCGAATGATGGTACAGGGGATACCCTGCGTACTGCTGCCCAGAAGATTAATGAGAATTTCACTGAATTATATTTATCAGTGGGTGGGGATACTGCATCAGTATCCTTGACTGAAGGTGGTGTTCTATTTGAAGGACAGACTGAAGACGCTTTTGAGACTCTGTTGCAAGTCGTAGAACCGACTGCGGATAGAAACATCTACCTTCCAGATAGCAGTGGTACGATACTCCTAGATTCGGGTGTACAGACTCTGACGAATAAGACTCTGACAGCTCCTGTTTTGACATTACCACAGATTAATGATACCTCTCTTAATCACCAGTATGTTTTTGGTGTCAATGAACTTTCGGCAGACCGCACGATAACTCTACCTGCTCTTGGTGCTAGTGACACATTTGTATTTGCAAATGCGACTCAGACCTTGACCAATAAGACTATTGATGCACTTACATTCTCTAATCCAACACTTCACGGTCTGGCCAATGGTGGTTTACTATTGGACAGTTCAGGTAATGAATACACAAAGTTTGCGAATGTTTCTAATGCAGTGAACTTCCTAACAATCACCAATGCTGCGACTGGTGGTGGTGCTGCACTTGATGTAGATGGAGACGATGCTAACATCAGTCTTAAAATAGGTGCCAAGGGTACTGGTGCTGTAGAGATTGTAAATAAACTAGTTCTTGAAAAGGGAACAGATGTTGCATCTACCACGGCAATTGATCTGACCGAACCACTGACTATCTTCAACTCCGGTAGTAAGATTGTTCCTACTATTGCTGATGGCACTATCCAAGGAGAGTCTAAGATATTTTCAAATGTTGGAGCGGGTGAAGTAAACCTAACTCCTGTGGGTGGCACATCAAATATCTTTGGTATTGACTCTGGTAATGGGTTCATTAAATTTCTTGAAGGTCAGGGATGTCATCTGGTCTGGAATAACACAAAAAGTAAATGGTTCTTCGTGGCCAATAACGGCACGGTAACAGGGTAATAAAATGGCGATTGTAACTAATAGACTAAAAAAGCAAGTTATTAAGAGTCTTCAGGCTGACTTTAATCTTGCGTCTGAAGATTATTATGCGGTAATTGGTCGTTCCGAAGATTGGAACGACTCTGATATTGCACCCACGGCAATAAATACTCAGAGAGAAGAGCGAAACTTTAGGTTATCTGCTCAGTCGGGTAAGGCCATTGTTGACCTATCCTTTGTTGTACCACGATATAACTGGTCATCCGGTGCAATCTATTCAGCATATGATGATGCACAAGTTGGTTATCCAGCACAAACATACTATGTAATGAATGACAATAACCAAGTATACATGTGTATTCAACAGTCTATGAATGCTGCTGGAAACGCACAGGTATCAACTGTACAACCTTCCGGTAATACAACGGGTGTTCCGTTTGATACTGCTGATGGTTATATTTGGAAGTTCTTATACTCTATTAGTGCATTGGATGCAACCAAGTTTGTTTCTGCCAACTATCTTCCCGTGAAGTTACAAGGTGCGACTAACCCAGATTCTCCTGCTCCTGATGTTGAACAACTTGCTGTACAGACTGCTGCGATTTCTGGTCAGATTGTAGGTTACTATGTAGACTCCGGTGGTGCTGGATATACATCAGATCCCACTATCACCGTTGTAGGTAATGGCACGAAGGCAAAGGCTGGTGCGACTACTTCTGGTGGACAGGTTGTAAAGGTAGAACTAATTGATAGTTCTGGTTCTTACACATTAGGTTCTGGGTATGACTATGCCAATGTTGTTGTATCAGGTGGTGGATCACCCAGCAAACCCGCAGCGGTAAGAGCAATCTTATCAACTCCTTTAGGACTTGGAGGTGATCCAAGAGATGACCTTCGTTCCACTGCAATTATGTTCAACGTAAAACCAGAGGGTACTGTTAATGGTGACTTTATTGTAGGAAATGACTTCCGTCAAGTTGGTTTGATGAAAGGATTAAAGGATTCTGCTGCTGGTGTTGACTTCACTGAGGCCAACGGTAAATTTCTAAAGCAACTAGACCTCTCTAGTGTAACGAGTGGATTTACTGCTGATAATACAATCCAAGGTGCTACTTCCAATATTAAGGCACTGATAGATAGAGCAGACTCTGGAGGAAACGGTGGTATTTGGTATCACCAAACCGAAGAAACTGGATTCGGTGACTTCGCTGCTGGTGAGAACATTACAGAAATTGATGGTAACGGAGCAGGCGTATTGAATGCTTCTATTACTCCTTACATAGACCCTGAGATTGATGCGTTTTCCGGTGAACTTTTGTATGTTGATAACCGTGCTGCGGTTACTCGTTCAACAGATCAGACCGAAGATATCAAAATCGTAATACAAATATAATAAGGTATAGAGATGCCAAATACATTTACATCTAACGTATTCTCCACCACATATAAGGACGATTTTGTTGATAGTGACAACTATCATCGAATACTGTTCAATAGTGGTCGTGCACTACAGGCACGAGAACTCACTCAGATGCAGACAATCATCCAAGAAGAGATTGCTCGTTTTGGTCGAAATATCTTTAATGAAGGTGCTGCGGTAAATCCCGGCGGGCCTAGTATTACCAGTGATTTCGAGTTTATCAAACTAAACACAACTACCAATGTATTACCTGCTGATACTACAACACTGTTGGGTACGGAGTTCACTGGACAAACCTCTACGGTAAAAGCACGAGTACTGAAAGTAGTTGCTGCTGAAGGTAGTGACCCAGATACATTGTATGTGCAGTACACCAACACTAGTGGTGCGACAGCGGGTGAGAATCCAATCCGCATGAGTGCGAGTGAAGATATTTCCAATGGTACGGTAACTCTTACGGTACAATCAACAAACACTGTGGCAAACCCTGCGGTTGGTCAAGGGTGTCAGATCTCAAGTTCTGCTGGTGATTTCTTTACTCGTGGCCACTTTGTATTTGCAGCACCACAGAGTCTTATTCTATCTAAGTACACTCGGTATCCGACTGCTGTTGTTGGTTTCAAATCAACAGAAGATATTGTAACCGTATCCGATGACCAAGCACTATATGATAATCAAGGTGCAACACCAAACCTATCATCGCCTGGCGCTGACCGATATCGTATCAAACTTACTTTAACAACACAAAATGCACTTGCTTCTGATGACAACTTCGTTTACTATTGTGATGTTGTCGAAGGTAATATTGTTGACCAAGTATCATCGATTTCTGATTTGAACAGTCCGGTCAAGTTACAAGCACAAGGAAGATTTGAAGAATCTGGTAACTATATTATTAATGACTTTACGGTAGATTTCCGAGACTCTGATGCAAATATTCAAGCTGCTGTATCAGATGGTACTGCCATCGTTAATGGTTATCGTGCGGAGGCAAACAAACCAGAAAATTTAATCATTCCCAAACCAAGAACTACTGTTGATATTGCCAATGAGGTTGTAGGTATTAGTTATGGACAGTATCTGATTTGCAATACCTTAAAAGGTAAGTTGGATATCAGCACATTTGCTACAGTAAATTTACGTAATGCAGCAGATTATGGTGGATCTACTATTGGTACTGCAAGAGTGCGTTATGTTCTACAAAAGGGATCAAACTTCCATGTCTTTCTATTTGACATCAGGATGAACTCTGCAAAAGCATTCCGTAACGTAGAGTCTTTAGGTACAGGAGCAGCGGACTATGCTAATCCTGTCTTAGAATCTAGTAAGGCCGTCATCAAAGAGGCTGGCAAGAACAACCTAGTATACCCTTTACCTAGATCAAGACCTCGTACTTTGAGTGATGTAGATTTTGAAGTTCAACGTATTAGAACAGGAACATCGAATGGTTCAGGTCAACTAACCCTCTCGTTGTCTACTGCTGGTGAAAGTTTCTCAGCTACAAGTGAGTGGATTGCTACACGTGATGATACTGGTGCAGTGGTTTCTATTACTGCTAATGGTGCTGGTACACAATCAACTACGATATCTGGTCTTCCTAATAGTACTGCTGTCACGATATACCTGAAGGTCAACAAGGCACAACCTTCTGTTCGTCAGAAGACTTTGGTGAATACAACCGCCACTGCGACAGTTTCTACTGATAGTCTGACAGGAGCGAAATATGTAGATCTAGGTAAATCTGATATCTACAAGATAGGTTCTATCAAAGCGGGAGATTCAGACGGTGCAGATCTTTCTCACTTCTTTACTCTTGACAATGGTCAACGGCCAGGGTACTATGCCAATGGTCGTTTGATATTAGACGAAGCAGCATCAACTCCTGCTGGTAATATTTTCAGTCGTTTCGTTCACTTTACTCACGGTGCGGGGGACTACTTCTCAGTAAACTCTTACACTGGTCAGGTTAAATATGAGAACATTCCAAATTTCTCTACTGGGCCACGAACTTCAGTGAATCTACGTGATGTCATTGACTTCCGTTCATCGGTTGACGCGAATGGACTCTTTACTGGTGCTGGTGCACAAGTAAATGAAATTCCGACAAACGGTGATGTATTCCAAGCGGATGCTGAGTACTACCTACCTCGTTCAGACAAAATTGTCATAAACACGAGCGGTGAGGTCAAGAACATCTTGGGACAGCCAGGATTCTCTTCTCAGATTCCACCTACACCAGAGAATACTTTGGCATTGTTTGAGTTGGAACATAACGCATACGGTCTTAATGACTCTGACGCTGTTATAACTCCAGTTCTTGCAAAGCACTATAGCATGAAAGATATTTCTGAACTGGAACAACGTATTGACCGACTAGAGGAAGTCACCTCTTTAAGTCTACTTGAAGTTGAAACATCTTCATTGTTGGTTCTGGATGGCAGTGGTGCCAACCGCATCAAGTCTGGATTCTTTGTTGATAACTTTAAGGATCGTGGATTCTCGGATGTAATGAATCCCGAATACCGTGCTGGTATTGATCCCACTAAGGGATTCTTATCCACACCAACACATGAAGATAATGTGGCACTTGTTTATGATAGTGCTGCATCGTCAAACACTATTCTGAAAGGTGATACGGTATTCCTCAAGTATGACCATAAAGTCGCGATCAAGCAAACCTTGGTTTCTGGTACAGAGAATGTTAATCCATTCGCGGTTATTACGGGTGAAGGTACTATAACACTTTCCCCTGCTTCGGATGAATGGCAAAGCACCAAATACAAACCTGTTAATATTATTAACCGTAGAAGGACAGAGACTTACGACCTAAACGAAGGTAGTCTGGCAGACGGTACCGCTCAAGATAGAGGTTTTGAGGAACTAGACAATCAGTGGGTTTGGACAGAAGGTGCGTGGATTCCAGCAACAGGTGGTGGAGATCCTTCCTTTGCACAAGCTGGTTTGGCTGGTACTTTTGATGTAAATCCCGGTAACGAGATGGGTCAGGGGGGCGGCACTTTTTATGATGCTGGCAATAACTATTCTGAGACTTATGAAAGCGAGCTTTACGCTGGCATGAATCCGATGGGTCGCAGCAGTCGAGGTAGTTCCCATCAACAACAGGGTGGTTATAGAGAACAAGGTACTTGGAACTGGCATGGTAATGACCAACAGAGAACTTCAAATGGTATCAATCAATCTAATGTCTCTGTATTCAGACAAGGTGATTATACTCATGCCAAACGTTCATTCTCTCAGAGTATTGTAACTGGTTCTAGAACTGTTCGTAAGAAGGTTGGTGATAAAAGTGTATCACTCACTTTTTTGCCGTTTATTCGTTCAAGAAAGATCTCCTTCAGAGCAGAGGGTCTAAAACCTAATACTCAATTCTTCCCATTCTTTGATGGTAAGGATGTGAGCAGTTTCTGTCGCGAAGAAGCCTTCGCTCGTTATGCGACAATTCGTGGTGCTGGAAGTTATCTAGGTAATGAGTTCCGTCATAGTTTTACCCATCCATCAGGGTCAAGCGACCTGATCTCAGACACTAATGGTACAATCACGGGTTCATTCTTTATTCCATCATTCGCGGGGATACGATTCCGTGCTGGTACTCGTACATTTAAGTTACTTGATATCAACAAGGATAATGATGCTGCGTCATTGTCTCGTGCTTCTACGAACTATACCGCACAGGGTACTCTAGACACCAGACAGAAGACCGTCACATCTACTCGTGTCACAACGAAGATAACTCGTAGATGGACAGAGACTACTAGGGTTAAGAATCGCGATCCATTGGCACAGACATTTACGGTGACTAAACCAGCGGGTATGTATGTGACTAAGGTTCAGACTTACTTCAAGAGTAAGGACACATCTGTTCCTATCGAACTACAGATTCGACCTTTGGTTAATGGTGTTCCGTCTGCTATAGATGTTATTGCTAATGCGAGTAAGTTCCTGAATCCTTCTTCAGTAAATATACCTGCATCTCAGACACAGGCTGCGGTACTTGCTGCTCCTACGACATTTGAGTTTGATGAACCAATCTTCTTGAATCCAGATACAGATTACTGTATTGTGTTATTGACAGATTGTGACAACTATGAAGCATATGTTGCAGAGACCTTCGCATTTGAACTGGGTTCAACCGAGAAGAGAATCTCTCGTCAACCGTCTTTAGGGTCTTTGTTCAAGTCTCAGAATGGTAAGACTTGGGAACCCGATCAAACTAAAGACCTTTCATTCCAGATCTTCCAAGCAGACTTTGATACTTCAGGTGGTTATGCAGTATTTGAGAATGGTGAACTTGAGAAGGATGATTGTGATAGACATCCGTTATATGTTGTGAGTGGTGATGCTACCGTAACATTGTTTATACCTAATCATGGATTTGATGTAGGTGATACAATAAACATCTCTGGTCTGACAGACGGTACATCATACAATGGTATACTTGGTAGTAATATAAATGGTAACCGATCTATCACAGCGGTTGACGCATTTGGACTACGATTTGAGGCTGGTAACTCGGACACCGCGACTTCTTCTGGTCGTGTGGGTGGTGATTCCATTATAGTGGATCGTCAAGTGCAGTTTGATATGTGTATTCCAAACTTCACTACGTTGCAACCCGATGATACTACTATATCTTACTCAGCCAAGTTTACCTCAGGCAAATCTCTGGCGGGTACTGGGCAGACTAGATATCAGAAAGATGCAAACTTTGATAACGATATAGTGGTAGGTTCTACGAACTACTTCTCAGCACCTAGACTGGTTGCTAAAGTAGCAAATGAAACTAGTGAACTAGGATCAGGTGTTAAATCGACTACATTCAAGGTAGATATGAATACAACACGTGGTGATGTATCTCCTATCATTGATGGTCAACGAGCAACTATAACCACGATGAACAACATAATTGACAATCAAGCATCATCTGCTGCGAGTGGATTCAATGTCCCACTGACATTCGCCGAGGAGACTAAATCGTTTGGTGGATCATCTCCATCGAAACACATCTCTTCTGTAATCAAACTTGAAGAAGATGCTATAGGATTGAAGATTATGTTGGCGGCAGTAAGACCTAGTGGATCAGAGTTTGACATGTATTACCGTGTCGCGAATGATGGTGAAGATATCTTCGATGTAGATTATACTCTACAGGAAGAGGAGACAGATATAGCACCGGATGCTAATAACTTCAGAGAGTATCGATACTTGGTAGGGGGTGATGATGGATTTACAACTCAGACATTTACTCAGTATCAAATCAAGATTGTTATGCGATCCAATAACTCTTCAGCCGTACCAGTGTTCAAAGACTTACGTGCAATCGCAATGGCAACATAATGACAACCGATAAGTTAATAAAGGTTGATGGTAATGCTGGATTAGCAAGAGATCCTAAAACGGGTGCTATTATTAATATAAATAGACAAGAGATAGTGAACGCTCGTGCTGCAAAGAAACGAAGAAAAGAAAAAGACCAAGAGTTGGAAGATCTAAAAAATGAAGTTGGTGAGATAAAAGAACTCCTCAATAAACTAGTAGAGAAACTGTAATGGCGACTAATCCTCCTACAATCACATCGATTCTGGATACCTTCACAACGTTGGTAACCAACCAAAATCGTGTATCGTTAGACTTGGGTGCAACAGGACGTTTGAACACAAACAAAGATTCCGATGCGGTTGCAGCAATCAACGAACTAGAACTAGGTATTCGGGGTACTTCAAACAGACTTGTTGAATCAGATTTATCAATTGCAGGTTTTACAGCAAATAATGTTGTGTCTGCACTGGTAGAACATGATGTAGATATACATGGTGCTGGTGGAGGTACGGCTTCTTCTGATCTGACTACTGCCGCAAACGACATTGTTTCTGCCATTAATGAGATTGAGGCCGTCTTTGATGCGTCTACTCATGAGATCTCTGCGGGAACAAATCAGTTTGATGTAACGACAGGTGACCTCAACTTTGCGGTTACTGGTGCGGTCAGTGTAGATGCGAGTGGTGACATCTCTCTTGATGCCGATGGTGGAGACGTATTCTTCAAAGATGCGGGAACTACCTACGGTTCTTTGACAAACACCAGTGGTAATCTGATTGTTAAATCAGGTACAACCACAAACTTAACAATGTCAGGTGCAAACCTTACAACTGCTGGTACATTAACTACTGGTAGTAGTATCACCGTTGGTGGCCCAAAGATTAATAGAACAGGTACATTGACACTTGACGTATCTACGAATCTTATCTTAGATGCTGACACCGCTATTCAGTTGAAAGATGATGGAACACTATATGGTCGTTTCATTAAGAGTGGTTCTGACTTACGTATCCAATCGGGTGCGAGTAATGCTACCGCACTGACGTTCAGTGGTGCAAACGCAACCTTTGCTGGTACAATAACGGGTGGCACATTAAATACTGCTGCAAGTGATATTGTTGCTGCAATCAACGAACACGAAGCAGACTTGGGTACTATGTCCCTTGACACCAGTGCTTCTAACGTTACCGCTGCTATTAATGAACTACATACTAGTGTTGGTGCTGCAATTGGTTCGACCCATAACACAACAACAAATAATATTGGTGCGTCTCTTAATTCTCTAGACAGTGCAGTAGGTAATTTAGGAATACTAAATACTGATGGTTCTATCGCAAATAGAACTGACCTTGTAAGAGCTATCAACTCACTTGCAGATGACATCACTAATCTAGATTCAAATAGTACAGTACAGAACACAAGATTGGGTTCACTGGTAGACTTAAACGCTGCATTTGTGAATGCAGAGAGAAATAACTTTGTTGCTGCACTGAATGCATTAAGGGTAGACGTACCACTGATCTATGATGAGAATGGAACACAACTTAACTAGGTGGAGAGAACGTGACTGTTCCTGTAAAACTAAAAGACAGTGCTGCACCGTCTGAACTTCAGACCTTTACCTCTACGGAAGAGAATTATCTTGCGTATCAGGCTGGACTGCAACTAAGTGCAAGTGCCAATAGCGGCCTTCAGCTGACTGATACAGGTACGAACTATATTATCGGCACCTTTACCGACACATCATATGATGATGCTGTTGGCACGAGCGCGGAAGCGGGTCTGGCAACTACCACAGTAACAACTACTGTCCGACAACGTGGGTCAACTGCTACTACAAGTGGTAGTGACTATCGTGTGCCAGTAAAGAATCTGACAGAAAGTGGTCAGCAAGTTATTCGCGAGATGAATGCCTCGGATCTCAACACGTTACTTGATCGTTTGATTTCTCGTATCTTTACCTCAGACTATCCGGGCTCTTTCCAACTTGCAACGTCTGCCCCTAGTGCTGATTACCAAGAATATGTATCAAATGTAATGACTGACACCAGATCTGATGGTGCGTCATTACAGTATAACATCTACCGTAGGAATGCGATGACAGCACCTACGAAAGTACTGCCATTTGCCATCAAACGATCTAGCGGAAGAACTGGTACCTATCAAGGTCTTCAGTTGATGAGTGATGCTCAAGTAAAGTACTCTTTGGGTCAACTAGCAAAGACTCGTATTGCATCGTCACAGACTGGTGTAGGTAACTACAGAATATTCAGTTCTGCTCAAGGTAACCCAGCGGCAAATAGTTTGTCCGGTACATGGGTTTCCAAAGGAACGGCTACAGACACTCGACAAGCAATCGTCTCTGCCAACTATACTAGAGGTCGTGTATCAAACTTCAACCGAACACGTTCATCAAACTATCAACGAACTTCTACTAGAACCTCCAATAGAAACTTCTCGGCTGCTTATACAAGGATTCGATCAAGCGCATATGCCCGAATAAGAACCAGCAACTACACTGGTAACTTTATAGGCAACTTCTTAGGGGATTATCAACGAACAAGTACACGAACTAGCAACAGAGAGTATCAACGAACAAGCACACGAACACGAGCATCCAACTACACTGGAACGGTATCTTATACAGGTGACTACTCTCGAAACTTTGCTGGTAACTTCTCAACGACTTATGTTGGAAACTATTCCCGTGCTACCAATTTTACCGGAAACTTTGTGGGAAGTGCTATTGGTGGTGGCTCTGGAGGATTTTACTCAGTAACTGCGGGTAATGAATATTATTTTGACGTTCACGAGGAGTTTGGTGATGCCGGTGAGGGAGCTGCCTTTAATTTTTACCGAACTACGATTGTGTGGAAGGGAACAACTCTTTACGCTCAGAATGCGCCTGGCAGCGCCGCCGGCTATGTTGGCGAAACGAATACATATCAAGTTATCGGTGGCGCTAGATTCGATAGAGGATCTCTGGTAAGCACAACAACAATCGATGCTTTTACGACGAGGTACCGTTATGGGATTATTGGTCTGAATCAAAACTCCAACAATGTTAGTTTCACAAGAAGTAGTGTCGGATCAACAAGTTATACACGAAACAGTATCGTAACTTCTACAAGAACCAGTAATAGAGTCTATCAACGTGTTAGTACGAGGGAGGTTAATTATTCTAGAAACTTTGCTGGTAACTTTATTGGTAATTATTCTAGAAACTTTGTAGGTGACTTTTTAGGTGATTATCAGAGGTTAAGAATTAATGATTCAACAGCGGACTTCAGTAGAAACTTCGTAGGAAACTACTCTAGAAACTTCACAGGCAACTATACTGGTAACTATGCTAGAAACTATGCTGGCAACTTCGTAGGGGATTATGCACGTAACTTTGCGGGTAACTATGCTCGAACCTTTACGGGTAACTATGCTGGTAGTCAGATTGGGTCTGGTAATACAAACATTGAGACTTATACTCTCTATGTAAGAACAGCATAAATAGGTTGTATGGGTAGTACTACACTAAAACTTGAGGGGACAAATGGTGACCTCAAGGAGATAACAACCACAGAAGAGAACTATCTTGCTTATCAAGCGGGACTACATCTTGCTGCTTTGGATTCTAGTGACGTTAGTAAGATTACTGCCGTCAGTACTAATAATACACTAGTTGGTCAGTTTGTCAACACCGCCTTTGATGATGGTGTTGGTACACATGGATTCTCTGGTGGTAATGTACCCGTTATACAAACAACAACCTCTTTGTATCAAAGAGAGGGTGTTGCAGACTTTGCGGGTGACTCGGATGCATTCAGATATCCTATTGAGTTTGTTGATAACAGTGGAACCGCTGAGATACATGAGTTAGATTCCTCTGAAACGGATACTTTAGGTGACCGTCTTCTTTCTCGTATAGCAACATCTGAATACCCAGGCGTATTCAAGATTGGATCATCTGCTCCTGATGGAACATACTCTACCTATAAGGCAGGGGTCTTTGATGATACCGTAGAGACCGGAGCCTCAGGAACAACATATAATGTATATGTGAAATCCTCAATGTCTGCGCCGACAACAATTCGTCCAGTATCAATCAAACGAGCCAGTGGTCTGACCGGAACCTTCCAAGGTCTCCAAGAGATGACTGATGCTCAAATCCGGTATACCTTTGGGTCGCGTGTTCAGACTCGTATGATGAATGGAAATGCTGGTATTGGCACTTACCAGTTGCGTAACAATACACAAGGTGCTCCAACTGACACGGGAACATGGGCAACACGAGGCACTGCTACAGACACTCGCCGTAATCTAGTAAACACTGATTATTCTTCTGATTATCTAAGAGACTCTACAACAAACTCCACCCAAGATTTCGCACGAAATGTTAATTATGTCGGCAACTACTCTCGAAACTTTGCGGGTAACTTCATTGGGGATTATACCGGAGATTTTACTGGTAACTTCATAGGTGACTTCACGGGAAACTATTCTAGAAGTTTCCTTGGTGACTATGTTGGGGACTACTCAAGGAACTTCATTGGTGACTATGTCGGAGACTACTCAAGGAACTTCCTTGGAAACTATGTGGGCAACTATGCCCGTGCTTACTCGGATACATATTCAAGAACACGAGTAACCACATATACGGGTGACTTCCTTGGAAACTATGTGGGCAACTATGCTCGTAACTTTTCTGCGGTGTACCAAAGAACTCGGGCCACGAGTTTTATTGGCAACTTTGTAGGTGACTATACTGGTAACTATGCTCGTGCCTTTGCTGCAAACTACCAGAGAACATCAACTCGAACAAGTATCGCAATATCAACACGAATAAGTCTGGCAAACTTTGCCCGTGCCTTTACTCGTTTACGGATTGCTATATCTAACCGACAGTATACTCGTTTACGGATTGCTATATCCAACCGAGCTTACTTGCGGAACTTCACGGGCAACTATACCGGAAACTATACTGGCAACTTTGCTGGGGCAAGAACTTCTACACGAATTTCTACTAGATCAAGTAGTGTCTATGGTTATATTGGTAACTTCACGGGCAACTTTGCTGGGTCAAGGATCTCGACACGAATTTCTACTCGTTTACGGATTGCTATATCTAACCGACAGTACCTTCGTAACTTTACAGGTAACTATACCGGAAACTATTTAAGAAACTTTACTGGTAACTATACGGGCAACTACGCACGTAACTACCTTGGAAACTTCACGGGTAACTTCACGGGCAACTATATTGGTAACTTTTTAGGTGACTATACGGGTAACTATGCTCGTAACTATTCTGCGGTGTACCAAAGAACTCGTGCGACAGATTTTGTTGGCAACTTTGTAGGGGATTACACAGGCAACTATGCTAGAAACTTTGAGGCTGATTATACTCGTAACAGCACTGTAGACTTCATAGGGGACTTTGCGGGAGAATATGTCGGTAACTATACTAGAAACTTTGAGGCTGATTACCAAAGGACTCGTGTATCCAGTTATTCTGCGACTTATCAACGAACCCGAACATCAGTATACTCGGCTACATATCAAAGAACACGTATAAGTACTTACACCAGAACCTCTACACGAGACTCTCTTAACAACTTTACACAAGTGTTTCAACGAGATAGTATTGTGGTTCGTTCTAGTGCTTACAGTAGAACACGTGTAAGTAATACAACTTTCACAGGTGACTTTACAGGTAACTTTATCGGTGACTATACAGGCAACTTTATTGGTACAACGATTGACTCTGGCACCTCTACTATAACAACATATACTTTATACCAGAGAACCGCATAACCCTGATATATATAATATTGAATGTCGATGGAGAATATAATGGCAGATAGAAAATGGTTAAATAATGCATTCTGGGAGACCCCCCAGAAACTAATCTTGAATGCAATCAGTGAACATACTGAGGGTAACAAGAGTATTCGTCAAGTTCACAAGATCACCAAATTCAACGATGATGAAACAGAAAACGAAATTTTCAATGAGGTAGTTGAATTTCTTGGTGAAGACCTAATTGATGAATCAAGCAAGAAACGTCTGGAAAAGAAACAGGCCGAAGCTGAGATGGAGAAGGAGAAACAACTAGAACAGGAACGAGCAAAGAAACTCGAAAAACTGTTTGAATATAAGTTGGAAACCTTTGAAATCTCAGAGATCAAAGAGTCAAAGAATCGTCTGCTCAAGTCCAAACTAAGGCGCTCTAAGTCTATTCCTGAAGTGAACCTATATGCCATGATGATTGTGAAGGATGCCATTGACAATGCAGAATCCAAGTAAAGGATTTGTAATAGTTGCATCTAATAATGTAAACTTTTATGTCTATGCAGTAAATCTCATAGAGTCCATCAGAGACTGGTATCCAGAAGCACAGATCACTCTCGTAACCGAAGAACGCTTCATCGATGATCGTGCCGATGAGGCTGATAACATCATCTTCTGTGACAATCACTATCGTGCCAAACTCTGGGGTATGTCACAATCTCCGTATGACATTACGATGTATGTTGATGCTGATATGGATTGTGAACACGAAGACATTGCCAAGGTCTGGGATGAACTAGGTGATCATGATATGGTCTTTCATGAGTTGACACCTGAACGCGAAAAGTTCTATGCTATCCGTAAGTTCCGGTATAAGGGCCGCGACGAAAAATACACCTTGTGTGGTGGTGTCTGTCTGTATCGTAGTAGTAATCCTCTAGTCATGGAGTTTATGGCAGAGTGGTTTGAGTTATTTAATAAGCAGCAAAACAACATATGGCAACCAGAGGGATTTGATAAACGACAATGGAACGATGATCTGAAACACTTTGATCAAACTACATTGTGGTGGTTGACCGAAAGAGTGGACAAGTACAAGGATCTCAAGATTGGAATCTTTCATGATGATATTCGGTGGAACTACTTCACTCAATACCAATACGAGAACCTACATTCCATAGAGGGTAAGCCTCCGATCCTTAGACACTACTCTGGTTCATTACACAAGGATAGACTCCTAGTATGAAAGATGTCCCGATAGTAAACAAGGATGTCCTTGCTGCACTAGACAACTTTCTTTGGTATTATGATAACAAGGATTTAGTAGCGAAGACTCTAAGACTCCACGGAGAGGCAAAGGATCGTGAACACTATGTTAGTACGAAACATCGTGATACTATTGTCAAAGAGGATGAAAAACATGAGGGGTTTCCAGAAGAGTCTCACGCCTATGCATTGAAGGCAGAAAGATTACACTTCAATGATGATCATGACAAGATCGAGGCCGCACAGTTCTATTCAAACTACAGTAAGTTCAATCAAGAACTCTGCACCTTGTTATCAACTCGTAACAATGCACTGACGCAATTGTATCCACCCAATGGATACATCTCTTGGCACAACAACGCAAACGCATCTGCATATAACATCATCTTCTCTTGGTCTGAGACTGGTGAGGGATGTTTTAGATATATTGATGGTCATACAGGTAAGGAAGTGGTCATTCCCGATAAGAAAGGATGGCAGTGCAAGGCAGGATACTTTGGTGCCTACGGGGAACCTTGGTACAATAGAGTCTATCATGCTGCGGAAACTGACTGCTGGAGGATCACTGTATCCTATATGTTTGACCGTAGTGATATGGGACTTGGTCTACAAGATGACATTGTAGAGGAAATAATGTCTGATTTCTAGTTCTTTAGACGGTTGAATCCTTATAAATAAACAAAGAAAATATTGTTTTTTATACGGGTAAAGAGATGCAACCGAATTACGAAGACATCACTATTCAGCAAGGTACCGATGTATCGGTAGAAGTACATCTAATCACTGATAGTGACGGAGCATTCGATCTGACCAATAGGTCTGTCGCTGCGAAGATGAAAAGAAACTACGCTGATTCTGCTGCCGATCCTGACACAGTGTCATTTAATGCTATAGTAGCAACTCCTCCTACTGATGGTATTATCACCCTCGCTCTGACCAACGCACAAACCGATGTGTTAAAAACCCGTGGTCGTTATGTTTATGATGTAGAACTATCGTTTACTGATAGTGATGGCAATTCCATCATTCAACGAGTCCTTGAAGGACAGATTGAAGTTTCACCGTCTGTCACGAAATAAAGGGAAGATCTAATGGCCGAGAAGATCATTGTAAAAAAAGTATTAGTTGGGACACCCCTAAGACGGGTAACGGCAGGTGCTTTTGCTATTACAAACTTGGGTGGTGTTGATGTAAGTGCTACGGAATCTGATGGTTCTATACTCGCGTATAATAAAATAACCCAAAAGTACGAAGTAACCAATCTAAAAACTGACGCAAACCTCACCTCTTTATTCGATAGTGAACTAAACAAATATACTTTTGGGTTGACAAATACTGCATTTACTGGTAGTATTATTCCCGACAGCAATGAGGCATATGATCTAGGTAGTTCTACAAAGAAATGGCGTGATCTTTATCTGAGTGGCAATACGATCACTCTAGGAACCCTATCTCTGAAAGATAGTGGTGGTAGTTTAACAGTAGTTGATGCCTCTGGTAACAAGATAGACCTAGACCTATCATTAAGCACAAACAATGCTTCGGTATTGTCTCTTGACAGTGAATCTGGAACATTTATATTTAATGATTCAGACCTTGCAAGAACAAACGTCAATGAGATTTTCCATACTGGGCTCACTGTAAATGGTGGGTTATCTGTAACTGGTGGTGCGACTATTGATAGTGCAACCATCGCTAATCTTGCGGGTACCAATTTTACTGGTTCACAGGCAACTCTTGATTCAGCAACTATTGGTGGTATTCATTTAACAACTAATGATATTACTACAACTGGAAAGTTATATTACAGTAATGTATTCTCTGCACTATCAGACCTTCCAGACGCATCAACATATCATGGTATGTTTGCACATGTTCACGCAACAGGTAAAGGTTACTTTGCTCATGGTGGCGCGTGGCATCAATTATTAGATAAGTCTAGTGCAAATGATAGTGCGACTATTACCAATCTAGCAACGGCTCAACTGGATGCTGGTCAGGCAACTATCGACTCGGCAAACATCACTAGTATTAGTTTCTCTAGTATCGATGCAACAACAACTTCTACGATCAGAAACATATTCAGTGCGGCGGGAGACCTCTCATATAATAGTGGAACTGGTGAATTTACCTTTGATGTAGAGAGTGTCTACACCAAAGCAAACTTTGATTCTGACCTCGGACTTGCAAACACTGGTCAATTACCAGAAGGCACGAACCTCTACTATACCACTGCACGATTTGATGCTGCACTTGCTACTAAAACAACAGCGGATCTTGCAGAACACAATACTAATCTATACTATACTACTGCACGAGCAGACAGTGACGCAAAGGCATCATTACTTGTAAATGATACGGGCGGTGATGGATCTCTGACCTATGACAGTGCATCAGGTGTCTTTACCTATACTGGGCCAAGTGCGGCAGAGGTAAGGGCGCATCTCACTGCAAACAAGGGTTTATCTGTATCTTCAGGTGAATTCAATATTGACTCTGCTAATGTTAAGGGAATGTTTAGTGCAGGGGGCGATTTACTCTATAACAGTAGTACTGGTGAGTTTTCTCTAGAAAGACCAGAGATTGATTCTGCTGGAGTAAGAGCATTAGTATCTGTTACCGATGCTGGTGGTGATGGATCACTCTCATACAATAATGGTACTGGAGTATTCACATACACAGGCCCATCAGCAAGTGAAGTAAGAGCACACCTGACTGCGAACAAAGGTCTTGCAGTTAGTAACGGTGAGTTCAATATAGACTCCGCTAATGTACGTGCGATGGTATCGGTAACTGACGCAGGAGGAGATGGTTCTCTTTCATATAATGCCAGTACAGGTGTTCTAACCTACACAGGGCCTAGTGCATCTGAAGCACAATCACACTTAACCGCAAATAAAGGTCTGAGTGTATCATCTGGCGAGTTTAACATAGACTCTGATAATGTCAAGGGGATGTTCTCTGCTACGGATGCAGGGGGAGACGGAAGTTTCTCATATAGTAATGGGGTCTACACATATACGGGCCCGAGTGCAGCGGAAGTAAGAGCACATCTTACCGCCAACAAAGGACTCTCAGTATCAAGTGGAGTGTTTAACATTGACTCCGCTAATGTTAGAGGTATGTTTAGTGTTAGTGGAGACCTTGCGTACAATAGTGGTACAGGTGCATTTTCATTCACAGAAAGAACGGATGCGGAGGTCAGAGGATTAGTATCCGCAACTGACGCTGGTGGTGATGGTTCTTTCTCTTATAACAGCAGTACGGGTGTATATACCTACACGGGCCCTAGTGCATCTGAGGTAAGAGCACACCTGACTGCAAACAAAGGACTTTCGGTATCAAGTGGTGAGTTCAATATTGACTCTTCAAATGTCAGAGGAATGTTCTCTGCTACGGATGCTGGCGGTGACGGTTCATTTGCATATAACAGTTCAAACGGGACATACACTTATACTGGCCCCAGTGCAACCGAAGTCAGAGCGCATTTAACCGCAAATAAAGGTTTATCTGTATCCAGCGGTGAGTTCAATATTGACTCTGCTAATGTAAAAGCAATGTTCTCAGGTAGTACTGGTGTAACATACAGTAATGGTGCGATCAGTATTGGTCAGGCAGTTGCGACCTCAGATGATGTAACTTTCGCAGATATCGCCGCAACTGGTAATGTAGTCATCAGTGGTAATCTACAGATATTAGGTTCACAGACTGATGTTGCGACAACAACCCTAACAGTGACAGATAAGAACATCACTATTGCTGATAGTTCAACATCAAGTGCACTAACAGACGGTGCGGGATTGACATTCGGGGCGTGGTCTTCAGGTACTATACCGACATTCACTTGGAATCATGCGAACACAAGATTCGCTTCAAACTATCCTATCGCTGCAAATATTGTCGGTAATGTTACGGGTACAACCTCTGACATATCTAACCATACAACCGCAGACTTAACTGAAAACACTAATCTTTATCATACCACTGCACGTGCAAGAGGTGCCGTATCGGTAACCGATGCGGGTGGAGATGGAAGTGCATCATACAATAGTTCAACAGGTGTTATTACCTACACAGGGCCTAGTGCATCTGAAGTAAGAGCACATCTGACTGCGAACAAAGGTCTAAGTGTATCCTCTGGTGAGTTCAATATAGACTCTGATAATGTCAAGGGAATGTTTGCCGGTAACAAGGGTCTATCATATTCAGACGGAACCTTTAATATTGACTCTGCCAATGTTAGAGCAATGTTATCGGGTGGTACTGGTATTACCTATAACAGCGGTACTGGTGCCATCACAACAACTGATGGTGACATTGTCCACGATAACTTGAGTGGATTTGTTGCTAACGAACACATCGATCACACTTCAGTCTCCGTGACTGCGGGAAGAGGTTTGACTGGCGGAGGTACTATTGCTGCTACAAGAACTGTAGCAATTGACTCGGCTGAACTCTTAGCATATTTTGAATCTAGTCTAAGACACGATAACCTATCAGGATTTGTTGCTAACGAACATATCGATCACACTGGAGTGACACTTACTGCGGGTGATGGTCTTACAGGTGGTGGTACTATTGCCGCAAGTAGAACCTTTACTGTGGTTGGTGGTAAGGGTATTATTGCAAACGCAGATGATATCCAAGTTGACTCAGCAAACATCAAAGGTATGTTTAGTGGTGGTACAGGTATTACATATAGTAATGGCGCAATATCAACCACAGACGGAGACATTGTCCACGATAACTTATCAGGATTCGTTGCGAACGAACACATTGACCATAGTGCGGTATCTGTCCTTGCTGGTACTGGTTTAAGTGGTGGTGGCACGATTGCAGCAGATAGAACTGTAGCAATTGACTCAGCTGAACTCTTAGCATATTTTGAACCGAGTCTGAGACATGACAACTTATCAGGATTTGTCGCTAACGAACACATAGATCACTCTGGTGTGAGTATTACTGCTGGAACGGGTCTGACAGGCGGTGGTACAATCGCAGCAACAAGAACTGTAGCAATCGACTCTTCTGGCCTTAATTCATATTTTGGTGGAACAGGTAAGGGTTTTGATGCAGATAAACTTGATGGTCAACACGGGACTCATTACAGAATCAATGTATATAACAATTCAGGCACATTGTTAAACTAAGGATAAATAGTTAGATGTCAAGTTATCAAAGAATCACAAGTAGATCCCAGTTTATCGAATATTGTCTCCGTAGACTAGGGGCCCCTGTTATTGAAATTAATGTGGACGATGAACAGATCGAAGATCGTGTCAACGATGCACTACAACTATTCAATGAGTATGACGGAGAAGGTAGTTCTCGTACATTTGCTATCATAACAATAACTCAGGCCATCCTTGATCGTGGGTTTATTGACTTTGATTTAGATACCTTACCTAGTGGACTAAATGCTGATGACATACTTAGTGTGGTCAGAGTATATCCAATTGATGACCAAACGGGAAGTGTTAATTTCTTTGATATCAAGTATCAGATGCGTCTGAATGATATGTGGGACTTGAATACTGGTATCGGTGATCTGGCATATTATGAACAGATGCAACAGTATCTGTCTACTATTGATTTGAAACTAACGGGTCATCCACAGATCCAGTACCAGAGAGCCAATAATAAACTACACATCTTTGGTGATATAGCAGGGGCGCATGGTGACCTTCAGGTAAATGATAAGGTTCTTATTGAAATGTATGTTACTACTGATCCGAACACCAATGGTAAAGTATATAACAACATATTCGTAAAAGAGTATACTACTGCACTAATCAAAGAACAGTGGGGTTCCAACCTAATTAAGTTTGAGGGGATGGTGTTGCCGGGCGGTGTCCAGTTGAATGGTCGCCAGATATACGAAGATGCCAAACAAGAAATCGAAGTAATTCGTCAACGAATATACAACGAGTATGACACACCACCAGACTTCTTCATAGGATGATATAATGGCAACGAACCCGTATTTCAAACAGGGTGTTCGTTCTGAACAAAATGTCTATGAGGATATCATCATTGAAGCCCTCAAGATGTATGGTCAGGATGTATATTACCTCCCACGCGAAATAGTCAACAAGGACAAGATCTTTGGAGACGATGTGCCATCACGGTTTGGTTCTTCGTATAAGGTGGAGATGTACATTGAGAACACCGAAGCATTTGATGGAGAGGGTGATCTGTTCACCAAGTTTGGTATCGAACTAAGAGACCAAGCAAACTTTATTGTTTCCAGAAAAAGATGGAAGCAACTAGTAGGTGCTCGTCTTACCGAAAACAACTTCCGTCCCCGTGAAGGTGACCTAATCTACCTGACCCTGTCCAACTCTATGTTTGAGATACGACGAGTTGAGACCGAAGCCCCATTCTATCAGTTGAGTCAACTACCCACATTCCGTATGCAGTGTGAACTGTTTGAATACAATGATGAGGACTTTGATACTGGCATCGAAACAATACAACTTATAGAGGAAGAGAATGCATTCCAGTATGCCGTAACACTAGACTCTGCCAGTGTTGGTTATACGATAGGTGAAACGGTTGAACAAGAACTTTCCACATATACAATGAGAGGTGAGGTTACCGACTGGTCTGATTCGGATAAGATATTACAATTGGCGCATGTAGGTGCATCGGATGGTAAGTTCCACACTTGGGTTACAAATGCACAAGTCAAGGGTCTGACAAGTCTTGCTGTTGCAACTCCATCTTTAGTTGCACAACTACAGAATATTCAGGCTGATGCCCAGAACACATTCTTTGATGATTTTGAGAGTGACTTCTTAGATTTCTCTGAGAGTAATCCATTTGGAGATATCCAGTAATGTTTGGAACATGGTTTTATCATAAGAGAGTGAGGACAGCGGTATCCGTATTCGGATCTATGTTCAACAACCTCTATGTCTTACGGGAGAACTCTGCTGGTGAGATTATCTCACAGGTTAAAGTACCTCTGTCCTACGCACCCAAAAGAAACTTCATCGCACGATTAGATCAGATGAGTAATGGCGAAGAGTCAGAACGTAGGGTAGCGATCAAGTTGCCTCGTATGTCGTTTGAGATTACTAACATGCAGTATGATGCAACACGACAGTTACCCAAGACCAATGCAATCTCTAAAGCAGTGGCTAATACTGTAACTAACAGACGCAAACTCTATACGTCTACTCCATATACAATCTCGTTTCAGTTGAATGTATATGCCAAGTCACAGGACGATGCACTACAGATCGTAGAACAGATCCTACCGTACTTTACTCCACAATATACCTTGACAATCAAACCATTTGCTGATATAAACACTCTGACCGAAGATGTGCCTGTCACATTATCTGGGGTTAGTTTCTCGGATGACTTTGAGGGTGCACTGGAACAGCGTAGGACAATCATATATACATTAGACTTTGAAATGAAGATTGCTCTGTACGGGCCTGAATCTAATAAGGCAGTTATTCGCGATGTACGCAACAACTTGTTCTTACAAGAAGCAGGACTCAATGACAGCGATGTGTATATCAAGACACTGAAGATCACTCCTAATCCAAGCTCAGTGAATGCTGATAGTGATTATGGGTTTATTGATACTGATTTGGATAGTGCATAATGAGTGATAAAAGTAACGACAAGAATATAAGAGATGACTATACAACCTCCCGTGACACCTATCACGATATAATTGAAAAAGGCAGGGAGAGTATGGATTTGATGATTGAAGTCGCACGAGAGAGTGAACACCCTCGTGCCTTTGAGGTCTTATCTGGCATGATGAAAAACATGGCAGATGTTACTGATAAGTTGATGGACTTGAATAAGAAACACAAAGAAATCAATAAAGATGATGAAATTAAACAAGTAGGCAACACGACAAACAACCTTTTCGTAGGAACTACTACAGACTTGCAGCGACTTATAAATAATGAGAAGAATGTCATAGATGTTGAACCCAAAACAGAATGAGTCTTATCTTGGCAACATTAATGTCAAGAGAGATGGTGTTCAGCATCAGTTCACAGAATCAGAAGTAAAGGAATACATCAAGTGTTCCAACAATCCGATATACTTCTGTAAGACCTATCTAAAAGTCATATCCCTTGACTACGGCCTAGTGCCATTTGACCTATACCCATATCAGGAGAAGATGTTTGATCACTTCAACAACAACCGATTTAGCATTGTCCTTGCATGTAGACAGTCTGGTAAGTCTATATCTTCTGTCGGGTATCTTATTTGGTTTGCTTGTTTTCATAGTGAAAAAACTATTGCAATCCTAGCAAACAAGGGTGCGACTGCGAGAGAGATGTTGTCTCGCGTCACCTTGATGTTAGAGAACCTACCCTTCTTCCTACAACCCGGCTGCAAGGCACTCAACAAGGGTTCTATTGAGTTCAGTAACAACTCACGCATTATTGCTGCCGCAACCTCTGGTAGTTCTATCCGTGGTATGTCAGTGAACTTACTGTTCCTAGACGAGTTTGCTTTTGTGGAACGGGCGAATGAGTTCTATACATCTACCTATCCGGTAATCTCTGCGGGTAAAGATACTAAGGTAATCATCACTTCTACCGCGAATGGTATCGGTAATACTTTTCACAAGATATGGGAAGGCGCAGTCCAAAAAGTGAATGAGTTTGTCCCGTTCACTGTGAACTGGTATGATGTGCCTGGCCGTGACTCAGAGTGGAAGAGACAAACAATCTCCAACACTTCTCAGTTACAGTTTGACCAAGAGTTTGGCAATACCTTTTTTGGTACAGGTGATACTCTGATCAATGCCGAGACACTGCTATCATTTAGGGCAAAACCGCCACAACAAGCGCTTGAAGGGGCGGATCTACTTGTCTACGATACCCCACAGAAAGACCATGAATATGTCATGACTGTGGACGTATCAAAAGGAAGAGGACAGGATTATTCTACGTTTAACGTTATCGACATTAGCATGAGACCCTTTAAGCAGGTTGCTGTTTATCGCAATAATACTATATCTCCAATACTCTTTCCTAATGTTATATATAAGTACGCAAAACTCTGGAATGAAGCATATGTGGTCATAGAGTCAAATGACCAAGGCACTCTAGTGTGTCAAGGACTATATCAAGATCTAGAGTACGAGAACATCCATATGGAGTCGGCAATCAAGGCAGACCGTATTGGTATTGAGATGAATCGTAAGGTGAAACGTCTTGGGTGTTCAGCAATCAAAGATATCTTAGAAGAGAATAAACTAGATATCGTAGACGAAAATACTATCCTAGAGATATCTACCTTTGTATCCAAGGGACAATCCTTCGAGGCCTCGGACGGTAACCACGATGACTTGATGATGAATCTGGTCATGTTTGGTTACTTCGTATCGTCTCAGTTCTTTGCTGATCTGACTGACATCAACCTCAAGGAGATTATGTTTGCCAAGAAGATGAAAGAGATAGAGGACGATGTTCCACCTGTCGGTTTCATTGATGATGGTCTCCATGATGTTCGCGTAGAAGAAGAACAGAGAGAAATGGGATGGCATACCTTTGAGGGCACTGGTATAGGTGTTGAAGAATGGTAATTGTATAAATAAAGGTATTGAATATAACCGTATTATGAAAACTTATAATAGATACAAAGGATAAAAGTTATGGCACTTTTTACACCCTCTGCTTCTCCTGCTGTAACAGTTAAAGAGATTGATCTTACAGGCGTAGTGCCTAACGTTCAGACTTCAACTGGTGCATTTGTGGGGAACTTTGGTTGGGGGCCTGTCGGCGTAGCAACTTTAGTCTCAGATGAGACTGGGTTGGTAAGTACGTTCTCAGCACCAACCGACGATACTTCAGTAGATTTCCATTCTGCTGCGTACTTTCTACGTTACTCGAACTCTATGTTTGTTGTACGCGAACAGGATTCTGACGCAAGAAACTCTGTTGCAAACCACACCGGCCTCGGTAGTTTGACTGCACAAACAGTCAACAACTTGGACGCATTTGAGAACCTAACTCTTGATAGTTCCGATGGTGCATTCATTGCAAAATATCCAGGCGAACTGGGTAACTCACTAAAGGTCTCTATCTTGGGTTCTGACTCCGATAACGGTGGAGTGACGAACTTCAATGCATGGACATACAAAGACCAGTTTGATGGTGCGCCTGGCTCATCACCTTATGTTACTGCTCTCGGCGGTAAGAACGATGAGATCCACGTTGCGGTCATTGACGAAGACGGTGAGATTACTGGTACTGCTGGAACAGTTCTTGAAACATTCCCATTCTTGTCTGTTGCCAAAAACGCAAAGGCAGCTGACGGAACTTCAAACTACTACTACGATGTTCTGAAGATTCGTTCTAACTGGTTGTATGCAACTAATGCATGGACTACTGGTACGACTTCAACCACTCCTGCTGTTGCTGGTATTTATAGTGCACCGATGGGAACTGCCAGTGTGACAACTGTATTAACAGTCACGGACGGAACTACGACAGTAACTATTGGTAGTGCGGCTTACACCTCTCATGCTGATATGATTACTGCTATTCAAGGTGGGACAAATTATGGTTCCCTACTTTATACGGTAAGTCTTTCTGGTACAAACATCGTATTTACCTTCAAGAGTGCTGGTGCAGTCGCGGCCGCTCCGACTTTCACTAAAGAATCGTCTTCAGTCACAGTAACAGAAACTACGGCTGGTGCTAATGCGATTACTTCAGTCTCCGGTAATAACGATTTTAGTGGAGCACTGTGGGGTAGTAACGCAACAACTGCTGGACAAGATTTCAAGGCGGATGTTAAGTGGGGTGCTAGTCAAATTGAAAACGAGTGGTCATTCACTTCTGGTGTAACTTCAAGTTCACTGGGAACTGATGACATGCTACGTGGATTTGACAAGTTTGAGGACAAAGAGAATATCGAAGTAGACTTCTTGATTGCCCCCGAATCACTCGCAGACGCAAGCGCAACTACGATTGTAAATGACCTTGTATCTATTGCTGGTACTACTCGTAAGGACTGTGTGGCAGTTGCCTCACCTTCTCGTAACGCTGTAGTAGTCACTGGTACTAACACCGCTATCTTAGCGTGTAACAATACCTACACTAAGTCATCCTACTTAGTACAAGACAACAACTACTTGAAAGTCTTTGATAAGTACAACGACAAATACATCAAGATTCCTGCTGCATCATCCACTGCGGGACTCATGGCTGCTACCGACTTAGTCGCTGCACCGTGGTTCTCCCCTGCTGGTTCAAGACGAGGACGATATCAAGGTATTACCGATATCATCGTGTCTCCGACTAAGGCAGAACGAGATGCATTATATAAAGTAGGCATCAACCCGATTGCTAACATCCCAGGCGAGGGTATCATGCTCTTTGGTGATAAGACCAACGAGTCACGACCATCCGCATTCGACAGAATCAATGTTCGTCGTTTGTTCTTGGGTGTTGAGAGAGCAATCGCAATTGCAGGACGCAACGTAATGTTTGAGTTCAACGACGAGTTTACTCGTGCGGAGTTCGTGAACATCGTTGAACCATTCCTTCGTGAGATTCAGGGACGCCGTGGTATCACGGACTTCCGTGTACAATGTGACGAAACGAATAACACCCCTGCTGTTGTTGATCGCAACGAATTCATCGCAAGCATCTTCATCAAACCTGC